AGCGCTGAATTTCTTTGAATTTATGTGCGCCCGCTGCCGTGCTTACGACGTTTGGGATTTTGATTCCAGATTGTGCCGCACACCATAAAACAAAACTGCCACACCAGGGCAAACCGTCGGCTTTTGTAAATTTGCCGTATTTTGTCAGGTTGTCGCCTTCCTCGATTGTTCCGACTTCAGCTGCTGCGACTTCGATCAACCTAGCATTTGTGCCGTCAGGGTAGTTGCTCATAGACCCAATGCAGCCTTTAATTCATTAACCGATAACCCAACGCTTTGCAACTTTTGTGCAACGGTTGGTTCGGGCGCGATCTGTGTGCCGTTGTGCTTTGCCAAAACTTCTTCGGCTTTGGCTAAATCTTTTTCCGCAATGTCCAAAAACAATTCACCGTTGCCGTCAAGCAATGGCGGTTCAGTAATTGAAACACCTTTTGCATTTAACTCAGCAAGCAATTCGGTGCCGTTTAAGTTTGTTGGACGTGTTACTTTAATCATTTATGCCCCCAAAAATGTTGCTGTAAAATTGCTTTCCACACCACTGTAAAGAGTACCCGCTGAACCACCGCTATTATGAAAGAGATACACTTCTACATAATCGCTCACGGCTAAATCGACAATTGTTGACAAAACAAATGCCATTTGAAACTGTGCTGATTCCTGAACGCTAAGAAAAACTGTCCCGTTTTTTTGAAAACGAATGCGTGGCGAATTCGACACTCCACCATTTTCATAAAATCCTGCAAAAGTAAATAAGTATTTGCCCGCTTTACCCGCTGGAATTGTGATGCGTGAAGTGTTGCTGCTTGTGCTGTGGAATCCATCTGTGTCAAAAATTTCGGTGCTCCATGTGACAGCAGTATTCACAGCGCTTGGAAGCGAAAAATTGCTGGAGTTTTCTAGATAACAACCTACAAATGTTGGTGTTGTTGCTGCTGGTGTAGCCCATGAAGGAACGCCAGCTGCAACGGTCAAAACCTGACCAGTTGAACCAACGGCTAAACGCGTGTTTGTGTTTGCGGTTGCTGATGAATAAGCAAGATCACCAAGCGTCGTGCCTGGTTGCAATGCCTTAAGTCGTGTGTCAACGCCTTGCAGCGCAACGTCAAAATCGGCTGGTAGGTCAGTGACCAAGTCGCTCGACGTTGGAAGCACAAAACCATAATTGGTTGTTGGATTTGCCATTTGTTCCCCTTTTCTACGCCACTATTGTGGCATTTGCCCAGTCTAAAGTCGGCGACACGCTTGCCCATGTTTCTGTTAGTGGCACGTCATTCCAACGCATTGCCTGCAAAGAATAAGCCAGTGGAGACAACAACAATGTGACGCTCAAACGGTTATAGGCGGCTTGAAACGACCAGCCCTCGACGAAGCCCTGGAACGTACCCGACGACATGTTCAACGGCAGATTTTGCAAGGCGATCGCTTCACCCATAAAAACATTGATTAGGTTGTCGCGGTCAGCATTGTCAATTTCGGGGTTTGTCAGGTCAAATGAAATTTCGCTGAAAATTGGTTGTGGCTGGGCACGAAGTGACAAATAAAAATTTGCTTGCGCAGTTGCGTCGGCTGATTTTTCCAATGTCGTGGTAATAATCTGCGCAAGTGTGCCGTATTGGGAAATTGAATTTGGTTCGGTTGCGCTGACTTCCGCGCTGCTGGTTGAACCGTATTTGATCGTCAACGAATTGCGAACGTCGCCAACGCGCGTCTGAATTCGAAGTCCAGCTGCGCGCGCATGGTTTGCGTCAAGGTCAACGTAACCATTGGCAGCCAGGTAATTGGTGCGGTGTGTACTGTCCGCATACCCGATCGCACCAGTTGGGGATTCGTATAAATAACCTAAACCTGAAGTCGCCAACGCTGAAACCAACGAATAAACGTCGGTTCGGCTTGATGATCTATTTGCCAATTCGTAATTGCCTGGGCGGTCGATTTCTCCCAAACCATTGTTTTCAGCCGTTGCCCATGTCGTGCCCGCTGGTGTGTATGTGCCCCATGTGACTGACGGTGCAACCTGCGCCCAGGTATTAAATAAAACGTCGCTTAGAATGTCGTAAATCTGATCGCCGTCAAAGTCTTTGGAAAGAACGCCGTCGGTCAAGGCTTTTGGCAAACGCGCCAATGCGCCCAATGCCGTAATCGAATAAGTCTGCGTGAACATGGTTGAACCCACGTCGCGCAATTCCAAACCAATGTCCACAACGTTACCGCCGAAAATTGGCACAAATGTGCCTGCCGTGTCTTTGACCTGGATTGAAATGGTTGAATTGATTTCAACGGGTATTGCAGTTTGATTTACGTCGATCAATTGAATGTTTGTATAACCCGCTTGCGCCTGCTCATAAATGTTTGTCCGACCGCTACGAATGACAAGGTTTGCCAAAACCGCGTCGGTGTATTCAGTCCCGTCGATTGTTACCTTCCAAATGGGTGACCACTGCGTCATGCGATTTGCAGGCTATTTGCGCCGCCCGTGCCGCGGTAGAAAGAATCATTTAAGGTTTCAACAATTGTGCGTGCAGTGCCCTCGCGGTCAAATGCGCCAGTAACGGTCAAATTGATCGTTGTGCCCATGCCAGCATTTTCAGCCATTCTGAAACGACCTGGGTCAAATGACCCCGAAACAATGTTGTTTGAAGCAGCTGCTGCAACCCTGGCTGCGGTCGCAATACCTGTCGAACTCGTCGCGCCTGACGTTGTGCCACCAGTTGCCACACCGCTTGGCACGCTTGTGATTCCAGTCGTTGTCATGGTTGCGCCAGTCGACATTGAAAAATTACCCAATGCACCTGTGGTCGTCGAACCCGAACCGCCACCGATCTTTGGAATGTAGGGCACGTCCTTGCCCCACTGAACCGCGTTGTAACCCTTGATTATCGCGTTGATTCCGTCAATGGCGGTGTTTAGCAATGGTTTGATAGCACCCAAAACTTTGGCAATGATCGTGATAACCAATTCGGCAATGTCGCCAACGACTTTCAATGAATCGCCAATTGCCTTGCCAACCAACGGCGCAATGAATTTGACTACGTCCCAAAATGCTTTGAATTCGTCCTTGCTATTCATGACGGCAGTTTTGACGCTATTAAATACCGACTTCACGCCTTCAATAATTGGTGTAAATGTCTTTTTCAAGGTCGTGCCAACGTCGGTGATCACTTTGCCAAACCCGTCGCCTTCGGTCAGGCTGAAGGCTGCTGAAAATGCCTGGATTGCTGGCAATGCGTTTTCGTTGATGAATTTCAATAACTGGTCAAGGATTGGCAACAACGCCGTGCCCAATGTTTCCTTCGCTTCGTCGAAGGCGACCTGAACGCGCGCGATCTGTCCCGCGTATGTGTCAGCGTTTCGTGCTGCTGCCCCACCAAATAATTCAGTCAAACGACCCTGTACCTGCTCGAATGACATTGTTTTCAATTCGGCAGTAGATAACCCAACGCCTAATTTACCCAGCGCAGCGGTGTTGCCGTCGTATGCCTTAGCAAGTGAATTGGCAATTGCTTCGACTGGCTTGCCTGTTGCCGCGCTAATGTCTAGGGCGGTTGAAAGTAAATCCTGCGCCTTTGTGATGTCGCCCGTCGATCTAACCAGGCGACCCAATGCTGGGCGCAATTCGTCGTCAGCAACACCAGTTGCCAATGACATTTGAAGAATTGAATCTTCGGTTGCTTTGATCTGCGCCTGGGTTGCACCCGTGGCATTTTCCAACGCAAGCGCCAATTGTGTTTGTGCCTTTTCGTCGGCAATGGCAGCCTTAACGCCTTCAATACCGATTGCAATTGCAGCAGCACCAGCAGCGGCAGCAGCTGCGGCGAACGCTTTACCGATTGCAACGCCTGCCTTGCCAACTTTGTCGCCAAATGAATCAACGTCGCCTGAAGCGGTTTTCAGCGATTTGTTGAGATTATCAACGTCACCAAGAATCGAAAGTTTAAGGGTACGACTGCCAGCCATTAGTCATACTTCCTAACTATTTTGGAAAATGATTCTTCCCATTTTTTAATAATCTCAGGTTG